TACAATTGTGGTGAAGCGTTCTTTTCGGCTTGTGGTATTCCTGGACCGGTTATGGGCGGAATCAATATGTTCTTGGGTCACTCTAACACATCAAAAACAACGGCAATGATATTATCAGCTGTAGATGCACAAAAAAGAGGGCATTTACCTGTGTTTATTATTACAGAAAAAAAATGGTCGTGGGAGCACTCAGTTGAACTTGGATTGAAAGCCACTAAAAACACTAATGGTGAGTGGGATGGTGATTTTATTTTTAATGATGGTTTTGATACTATTGAACAAGCAACAGAATTCATCAATCAATTATTGGATGCTCAAGAAGCTGGAGACTTACCATACAATTTGCTGTTCTTATGGGATAGTATTGGAAGTTTACCTTGTCAAATGACCTTTGAAGGTAAAGGTGGTGGTATGCACAACGCTAAGGTTCTTGCGGATAAGATTGGTATGGGTATTCATTCAAGAATATCTAAATCAAAAAAAGAAGATTATCCTTACTACAATACGCTTGTTATTTTGAACCAACCGTGGGTAGCTTTACCTGATAACCCATTCGGTCAACCTGAAATTAAAGCAAAGGGTGGTGAAGCTGTTTGGTTAGCAAGTTCTTTGGTTTTTTTATTTGGTAATCAAAAGAACGCGGGTATTAACCATATTACTGCAACCAAAAACAGCAGAACTGTTTCATACGCAATCAGAACAAAAGTGTCCATTCTTAAAAACCACGTAAATGGTTTGGGGTACAAAGATTCAAAGTTAATTGCCGTACCTCAAGGATATATTCCAGATACAAAAGAAGCGTTAGAGGACTATAAGAAACAATATTCATCTTATTGGGGAGCAATTTTAACCGGAACTGGTGAGATTGTTTTAGATGAAAAAGAAGAAGCGGAAATTGGTGAATAAAATGTTGTAATTATTAACAACATTTTATTATCTTTGTAACAATTAAAAACAAAAAAGTGAAGAAAACATTATTGGTAGATGGAAACAACCTTATGAAAATAGGTTTCCACGGTGTTAAAGATTTTTTTCACGAAGGTAGACATATTGGGGGTATTTGGCATTTTCTAAATACTCTCCGTAAGTTTATTCAAGAAGAAAACTTTGATAAGGTGGTCGTGTTTTGGGATGGAGAAGAATCTTCACAACCAAGAAAATTAATATATCCACAATACAAAGAAAATCGTCGTTCAAATTTTACAGAAGAACAACATAATTCATTCAGTGAGCAAAGACTTAGAGTTAAAGTTTATTTGGAGGAAATGTTTGTTAGACAAGTAGAATGTCCTCAAAATGAGGCGGATGATTTAATTGCTTATTATTGTCAAATTTCTGAGAACGAACAAAAGACTATTTTTAGTTCCGATAGAGACCTTACTCAATTAATCTCGGACAAAGTATCCATCTATTCTCCATCGACGAAACAAACCTATAAAAATGGGTCTAAAATCAAACTTTACGAGGCGGAGATACCTCACTATAATGTAAAAACCTATAAAATATTATCTGGTGATAAATCAGACAATATTGATGGTATCTTTTACTTAGGTGAAAAAACTTTATTGAAATTATTCCCCGAGTTCCTTGAAAGACAAGTTAATTTTACTGATATTTTAACAAGAGCTGAGGAGATGTTAAAACAGGATAAAGATAATACAGCTTTGAAGAATTTACTAACAGGAAAAACCAAAACAGGTATCTACGGAAATGAATTTTTTGAGATTAACGAAAAAATTGTGGATTTATCAAAACCACTTATCACTGAAGAAGGAAAGCAAATCGTTGAAACTTACTGCTATGAAACCCTTGACCCGGACGGAAGAGGTTATAGAAATCTAATTAAAATGATGATGGAAGATGGATTTTTTAAATATCTTCCAAAACACGACAATACTTGGGTGGAGTTTTTAACTCCCTTTATGAAATTAACAAGAAAAGAAAAAAGAATTTACAAACAACAAAAAAACAATTAAAAAACAAAGTATGAAGGAACAGAAAATTACAAAGATGGAGTTCTTATTAACGTTGAATGATAAAATTATCGTCCAAAGATATTTCAACGTAATCGGATATCGTCACGAGAACCGAAACTCAATGGAGATTTATCGACTTGTAAATCAGATTCGTGACATTGTTATACAAGACTCAAAGATGAAGACGGTTGTATATATGTTAGAAAATCAAGATTTGATTGAATCAAATTCAGATGTTATGAAGACTTCAATGACTGAAGGTCCTGAGAAATTTAACATTTATATAAAGGTAAATGAGAAGACAATTTGTCATAGACAGTTTGACGCAAAATTGTTTCCACCAAAGGTAAGATACACTGTGGATGTACGCCCACACATAAAAAACATCTTAGGTTCGTTGACTGACATTTTTTCTGCTGACAATTTAACTTTTGAATATCTAGGACTTACAACTAACGTTTAATATTTAACAATATAGAGAGTTTGAAAATGGCGAATAATAAAAATTTTGAATACTTGGGTAATGGTTTCCAACAACAATTGTTGAACCAACTTGTTTTGGATAAGGATTTTGCGCACTCAATCATTGAAGTGATTGAACCGGTGTACTTTGAAAACAAGTATTATAAAATAATACTCCAAATGGTAAAAGAGTATTATAAGAAGTACGAAAACACGCCATCTTTTTCTACATTAGAACAGATTACAAAATCCGAATTATCCGAAGGTGCGGCATCCAAAATTGTATTAGACACAATTAAAAACATTCACGATGCTCCAATTGAAGGAACATCATTTGTTCAGGATAAAGCTTTAAAATTCTGTAAACAACAAGAGTTACAGAAAGTAATGAACCAAGCACAAAAAATTATTGATAGTGGTGAGTTTGAAAACTATGACACTCTTGAAGAAATGGTTCGTGAAGCTTTACAAGTAGGACAAAGAGATGAGGGTCTTGCTGACGTATTCTCAAACTTGGATGAAGTGTTGAACGAAGACTATCGTCATCCAATTCCAATGGGAATACCGGGTATAGATAAGTTGCTAAAGGGTGGTTTAGCAAAAGGTGAAATTGGGGTTATATTAGCACCAACGGGGGTTGGTAAATCAACTCTACTTACCAAAATTGCTAACTACGCTTACAACATGGGATTTAACGTTCTTCAAATCTTTTTTGAAGACAATCCAAAAATTATACAAAGAAAACACTTTGTATTATGGACTGGTATTCATCCTGACGAGTTATCGGCAAAAAAGGATGAGGTTATCACAAAGGTTAAAAACATCGAAGAATCAATGCCAAATCGTTTGATACTTCAAAAGTTACCTTCTGATACAATGACAATGTTACAAATCAAAAATCAAGTTCGTAAAATGATTGCGGACGGTATCAAAATTGATATGATTATGGTTGACTACATTGATTGTATTGTTCCTGAAAAAAACTTAGGTGATGAATGGAAGAGTGAAGGTTCTGTGATGAGAGCGTTTGAGGCGATGTGTCACGAAATGAATACTGTTGGTTGGACGGCAACCCAAGGTAATAGAAGTTCAATTTCATCAGAAGTTGTTACAACAGACCAAATGGGTGGGTCAATTAAAAAGGCTCAGGTGGGACACGTAATCATTACGGTGGCAAAAACATTACAACAAAAAGAGATGAAGTTAGCGACAATTGCTATTACAAAATCTCGTATCGGTGACGATGGTGTTGTATTTGAAAATTGTAAATTTGACAACGCTATGATGGAGATTGATACCGAAAGTTCCGTTACATTTCTTGGTTTTGAAGATAAGAAAGAAGAACAAAATCGTAATCGTATTAAGGGATTGGCGGAAAGAAGACAACAAAAAGAAAGACAATCAGGGGTTAGTTAAATATACCCTTTACCAAAAAGTTTATTTTTTTTAACGAAAAAAGTTAAAATTTTTTAATCAAAACACACGCAAAAGAAAGAACAATGGTATATTTATTAAATAAATTGACTATTTTTTAATAAAAACCAAAAAACAAAAACAATTAAAATTTTATGGAATTAAGTAACAAAATTTTGTCTGAAATTACGGTTTATATGAAGTACGCTAAGTATGTACCGGGATTGAACAGACGTGAAACGTGGGAAGAATTAGTAACACGAAATATGGATATGCATATTAAAAAATATCCTCACATTGAAGAAGAAATCATTAACAACTACCAATTTGTTTTCGATAAAATGGTTTTACCGTCAATGAGGAGTATGCAATTTGCGGGTAAACCAATTGAAATT